CGTCCTTTGCTCTCGCCCGATAGTGCTTTCCTGCATAATAGGCGTTCAGCCCGTAGCGCTTGTTAAATGCGCTCTTATTGCTGCGCCCCTTTGCGTCCTTGCCGGCCGGATACGGAATATCAAAGCTTATCATCCCTTCACCTCGCAAACCGTCAAAATCCTTTTCTCCTTGCAGCGGTCACACGGCATCCGCACCGGGAGCATCCGCCACGGCTTCAGGGAAAGTTCCCTCTCGCACTTGCCGCATAAATTCATCGTTTTCATGCGTCGCAGTCCTCCGGAAGCAGATGCGTGAACAGGCGGCTATACTCTACGACTGCCATATAATCTGCCATGTCAGCCTCTCGAATTTCTTTATCAGGAGAACCCTGCCGCAACTCATGTGCGAATAAATCATCGTTTATCCTGCTACGCAGGTAGTGGAATAATCTGCGCTTCTCATGCTTTGTCATAAATTTCCTCCCTCAAACGGCACTTTTACATGCGGCTTCAACTCGCCCTGTTCGGTCATTTCCCAGCCAAACCGCCAGTCATGGTTCCCGCCATTTCCGCAAAATCTGCGGCTACTCGGCTCGAAGCGAAGCCCGATGTCGGCATACTGACCATAGTGCCGGTTTTTCAAGATGGACAGGATTGAATCGCATCCACGCTCCGCTGCATCCATCTCGTCAAGCCTTGTCAGCGCCAGCACATTGTCCGCCTTGTTCGCCGTGTCCCCGCTTCCGCTGATATCGTCCGCATCAAGGCGATTGCTCGTCTTGCGGGGATGTGCGACGAGGTGGACGTGTACCCGATGCTTCTTTGCGAAGTCAGACAGTCTGCCTACGAACCGCCCCTGCGCTTGGTAATAGTCCTTGTCGCTGCGCATAGAGAGCTGTGCCGTCATGAGATTGTCCACGAGGAACACAGAGCAGCCATACTGCATCTTCGCCAGAAAAAACATGTCCAGAATGTCGTCCTCATAGTGGGAATCTTTCAGCTGCCGACTGTCATAGAGCCAGAGCTTCCTGCCCCACCACTTGTCAATCTCAACCTGCATCCAAGGCGTAGCGATGAAATACTCCCGCCCCGTGTCTCTGTCGGTTTGCGCTTGCAGATTCTCCCGCCCTGCCGCCTGTGCCGTCAGCCAATTCTTGAACTGGAAGTCCGGCAGCTCTCCAGAATAAGCGCAGACTTTCATGCCTTGGTCGATGGAGCGCAAGAGGACTTGCCCGACGAGCGTTGACTTCCCGCTGCCCCGTTTACCCGTCCAAACCGTCAGCTCGCCCTCACGGAATCCGCCCAGCAACTTGTCTAAGTGCCAGATGCAAGACGTAGTTTTTTTCATTGCGCTTAAATCCGGCGTTTTCACATCGGCAATGTCCAGCAAGCCAAATGCCGGTACTTGCTCCCCGTCCACAAGCAGCTGCTCCGATGCGCCCCAGCCATAATCGCCGATGAATTTTGCAAGGCTGTCGCAGCCTTTGAGCGCACCGTCGGCGAGCTTGTAGACAGGGATATGCCGCAGCGCCCTTGACAAGCATTCGGCAGCGCTATCTCGCACGGCCTTGTTCGGTATGGCAACGAAAACGCAGGTAAATTGCTCGAAGAACGCACGGTTATCCTCCAGAGCCTCGAAGCTAAAATCACCCGTAGCGCAGACAGCATTGTGCCGCCGGTACTGCGCATCGGACAGCGTGCAAAACCACAATGCTTCTCCGGCTTCTAAGACGCTGCTGTCTATAAGCAAGCCCTCACAGGATGTTATCAAACTGCTTCACCTCCGGCTTCTTGCTCTCCGATTCACGTTTATGCCAAGTCACTGTCGCAGCTTTCCAGTCCTTCATCTTCCGCCCGTTTCCAAGTTCCCAGCCCTGTGTCGCATAGTAGGCAACGAAGCCTTCAGGGTCGATGTGGTAACCCTTCGCTTGGCAGTGCGCCGCCACCTCCTCGACAGTCGGAGGCACGAATTTAGCAATGGGCGGCTTGCCCGCCCCAATAACCCCCGTATTTTCCTTTTCCTTTTCCTTTTCCTTTTCTTTGGTAGCTTTCGTATCCTTTGGTAGCTCGTCGTATACGCTCGTATACCGCCGTAAAACATTCTGCCTGTTCTGTTCGCATTTTTTCTCGTACTCTATGTTATCTCTATCTATCTGCTCCCGAATCGTCGGGAAGATAAACCGCTCATTTCCTCGAAGCTCTGGCTCTGCGCCCGTATTTCCATATTCCAGAATCGCCGTGAACAGTCGCCCACGCTCCGTATCATTGAGAGGCTCTATCGACTTTAAGTAGCTGTGATAAAGACTAACGTACTTCCCCGCCATTTATTGCGTCCTCCTCAAAATGGAAGTTCCGAATCGTCCTCAACGACTTCTTCATACTCCGGCTCTGGATGCATCACAGTCGAAGCGGCAGGTGCCCCATCGCTCGGTTTCGAATCACCAAAGTAAATGTTCTCCGCCACAATCTCCGCTGTCCTGCGTTTGTTGCCGCTCTGGTCCTCCCAGTTGCGGATTTGCAAGCGGCCCTCCACCACGGCCATGCGACCCTTGGTAAAAAAGCGGGACACGAAATCAGCCGTGCTTCTCCATGCGACCACGTCAATGAAATCGGTTTGCTTCTCGCCGGTGCTTTTATCCTTAAAATCTCTGTCACAGGCGATGCTGAAACTTGCAACGTTGACTCCGGCTGGTGTCTGCCGCAGCTCAGGGTCTCTGGTCAATCTGCCCATAGCTATAATTTTATTAAGCACTCAAATTCACTCCTAATCTTTTCACTTTGTCCAGCGCCATTTGATGCGCCACCTCGCAGCGCTTCACAATTTGCTCAATCAGCTCGTTGTCCCTCTGCACCCGTTTGATGAAGAGCTGTATATCTTCAGGGAAAAGCGGGCTAAAGCTGACGAAATCAACCCAATCCAGCTCATTGATGAACATATATCCCTGCATTTGGCACATATACTGCTTGATTTGTTTCCCATACTCCAGATTCGCCAAATGCTCAAGTTGACTGTATGGGCACTTGACCTCAATGCCGCCTCTCTGCCCCACCTTGCCGTCCATTGTCCCGCCGATATACGGATGGCTCTGGCTCACAGTAAAGGTGTCTATGCGCACATCAGAGAGCGTCAAATCGATATACTGCTGGATGGCGAGCCACTCATTTTCCTTACCCCATGCGCACGACACCGGCGCAGCCGAATCGTCCTGCTCGGCTCGCTCTGCACCAATCATGTCCAGCACGAGCTGGTCGACCACAGCCAGAGCAGTTTTTCCCATTTCGACTGAGCCACGACCATTCGACATGAGTGCCGCAAAGCTGCTCGGTGTCAGAAAGCCTTTATTCGGCATCGTGACCTCCATCCTCTTCGGTGGCCTGTTCCAGCATCAACGCAGCATGCTCTTCCGACAGGGTGAATTTCTCCCGAATCTTCTCAATACTGGTTGCACCGTCCCGCAGTGAGCAAACTGCCCGCTCCCAATTTGGACTGGCTGGAGTAAAGGCGGGTCTTGGCACATTGGCTGCTTCCGGCTCCTTCGGACGGATGCGTAGCGCATCCACCATTTCCCCGAACGCCTTGATTCGTTTCACAAAGAGGCGGACACGTCGACCGGCCCATTCTTCTATGTAGGGTGTGGCAAACATCTTTTCAAGGGTTTTGGAGTTTTCCGAATTGAGTATCATCGGCTTCACATTCTCGTGAAAGTGCATCACCGTGCATTCTTCTTTCTTCCCGTCTGCGCCAACGACCATTTCGTTGCGTACAAGTTTGATGGTATAGACCGGCTCCGTGCCGGGGTCAATTGCGTAAGCTCCGATATAATCCGGATTGCGCAATTTCTTCCAATGTGTCTTAGCCACACATATCCCTCGCTTCCTTAAATCTCATATCCCCCGCCAGACAGCGGAGGTTTTCGCCGTGCTCCTCCATATACTCGTGGGCGCAAATCAGGCTCATGCAATCCGGACAGCCTAAAAAAACATCAACACCGCTTGCAATATAGACCTCTTTAACCTCTTTGCCGCAGCAAGTCATGCTCTCAACGCCGAAATGCTCAAGCGTATCAACTAGGCGGACGCAATCTTCGCAGCCTTCTGGCTCGTCAACGCCGCTGATTTTATAGAAGTCGTTCACCTCCTGCCCACAGCGTGGACAAACCGGAATGACCGGTTCCGTTCGCTCAAATGGATGCATCGCCACTAACCTCCCTTATAACAATCTCAACCCGGTAGCCCATTGCGGCCATCAATTCCTCAAAAAGCCAGACAGATACGCCGCCGCCATTTTGCTCGACTTGGCAGAAGCTGCTGCCATTCGCTCGGCGGCTTAGCTCGGCGGCCTTCTCCTGCGATAAGCCCTTCCGCTTCCGTGCGGCCTTTAGCATCGCCCCTGCGTCAATCATCTTGACAGCCGTCGCTCTCACCTGCCCCAGCCAGCTTCGATGCCCTCGCCAGCTTCGATGCCCTCGCCAGCTTCGATGCCCAAACCAGCTTTGATGCCCAAGCCAGCTTTGATGCCCTCGCCAGCTT